ATTCTAGGTAAAGTAATAGCAAAGGTTCTACCTTTATCTAAATTTGCTTGTTGTTCTAATCTAGCTATAAATTTTTCTTTAGGTGCATATGCTAAAGGAACACGTATTCTTTTTGTAACCGCACCTGTACTTGATTTAGTTTGTATTACAATTTTATTGAATATTTGACCAAACGCTATAGTTAGTCTTCTTAAACTTTGATTATAAAAATGTGTTCCGAACATTATAATATTTTACCTTTGTTAGGTCCTTTTTTAATTCTATATCTTTGTGTGCCTGTTGCACCTATTTCCACTTCTGTTCTTAAAGTTTTCGTGAGCTCTAAAGTTTTTTTTTCTCTATTAACTTTAGCAGTATGTTCCGTTAATTGTTTATGTCTATCTCTTTCCATTATTCGTCTACCTCACCAAATGGATTTCTTTCAGTAAAGTCTAATATATCATCTGCTGTAGAAACAGTATCATAACCTGCTTCAGAATTTAAATCTAAATTGTCTGCATAAGGAGATTGTGTCTGTATATTAGATGATTCAAAATCCTCGTTCATTAAGAAAGATGGTTGACCTGTTGATGTATTAAAGTAATTTTCTAACTGTACTGAACCTGCACCAGTTAATGCTTCTTGTCCATATTCTAATTTTGTTTTAAAGTTTAATTGATCCAAACTATTTGTGTCTTCGTGTTGGTCAATTGATTGTAAACCAGTATCTAATTTTTCACTAGAGTATTCCCATCTAGTTACCTTCAATTTATAAACTGGTAAATTTCCTAATTGATAGAATGGCTCTTGGTCTTCTACAAATAATATTTCAAAGAAAGAACCCATCAAAGGAACAAAAATTATATCACCTTCGTTTGGTCTTCCTACTGCAATTAAATTTGCTTTATTAGCAACAAGATTTTCAAAACTTCTTTTAGCAACAACTAGTGTTGTATCATCTCTAATTTCTAATCCAAATTTATTAATGATTTCTTGTTCGCCAGCAAAACCTGTATTAGTTTCAAAGTACATTTCAATATTAAAAGAGTCATCAAATTTACTGGTTACATCTTCACCTAGTATTAAGTCTTTATTAACTAAAGTCCTAGGAAGATACATAACATCTTGGCCATAAATTTTAAGACCTTCTACTATTAAATCTTCGTGTAATCTTTTTTCGGCAGCGTTTCCTATGCCTCTGCCACTTTGAAAGTAATGATTAATTGGCATAGCATTATCCTATCATAAACGTTGGGTTCAATTCGTATTGTGACCTTATTCGTTGTTCTAAATTTTCTATGTCTGCTAATGCTTGTGAGTAAAGTTGTTCACCATTTAAAGATACTCCACCAATCATTGCAACACCATTAAATTTAGATAAGTTAGCACCCCATTGTTTTTTAAACAAAGCGGTTACGTATTTCTTTAAAAATAAATCATCATAGACATCTGTAAATTGAGATGGATCTAATTGTCTAAAACATTCTATAACCATATATTCTCCAACTTGTAAATCATTTTTCCAATCCATATCAATGTGTAATTTATTATCGTGTTGATTAAATCTCATAGGTTTTTCACCAACAAGTATGTGGTCTAAAAAATCTAAATGTCTTAATACAACATCATAGTTAATAACAGAAGTTGATGAGAAGTCATATAGGTCATTTAATCTTAATTGATATCTAACATCAAATAGATTCATATTACCTTTATTTGAAAATGGAAATATATTAACTACTGATAATACAGTTTCAGGAACTATAATATAACTATTACTTTCAGTCCAACTAGTTGATACAGTAGTTGAATCACCATAGACTTTAGTGGCAGTTTCTTCTGTACCTGCACCGTTAATTCTATCGTAATCTGCTTGAGTATACTTGTATTTTAAATAGGTTCTTTTAACACCATCATAGTGATATTGAGCAAAGTATTGTAATGCCTCGTCCAGTCTGTCTTCTAACTGGTCATCATCAACGTTTATCTCTATGACTGGTTTTCCTAATGCTCTTAAAGCATACTGTTTTAGTTGTTCTCTTGTTGCTGGTTTTGCCATTTAATCTTCCTATAGTACTGTAGTACTATTTATAATAATAATTATATCTTCGGAAAGAGATTATCGGCGCAAAACAACTTTATATCTTCTTCTGGTAAACCTAGTGATTTCATTGTTCTAGGGGTATGTGGATTCTGTTGTTGGTGTTCACAATAGAAATTTTGTGCTCTTATTACGTCTTCTTTCTTTGAATCACTATTATAATGTCCTATCTTATCTATGTAAGAATTCAAATTACTTATTGCTAATTCACATAATTGATTTAATTCTTTAAATTCTGTTATATTACCAGCAGCTATCATACCTTCACTAAAGATTGCTTTAGCCCAATCTGGTAATTCTCTTTCTTTTGATGGTTTAAACCATTTAGTTTCTTCTATAAAATATCTTGTTAATGGATGTTCTTTTTTTAATAGTGGACTAAAGTCGTGAAAACATCCTGTTACCTTTTTCTTACCTGCAATAACATCAAAACCATAAATTGGTCCTCCATTTTCTAACATAGGAAACAAACATATATGTGCCATCCAAAGACCTTTAGTTTCTCTGGCGTCAACAACATCTACGTGAGCTCTTCTGATACTCATACTTGACCAAGTACGATTTGTCCAACCTGGTTTATTAAATCTATCCATACCAGGTTCTTTGTATTCTACTAAACTTCTATTTAATACTTCTACAATATCTTTTTCTAATCTTATTAATCTTTCCCAAATCATTGTTCTAAAGGATTCTTCTCCATATATTCAGAAGTCATTACTTGTCCTACATTAGATGGTGCTTTATTTTCTTCAGGCATAGTGCTTCCACTTCCACCTTTACCTTCTAAAACTCTAATCAATGAATCTAAATAAGGTTCTATCTCTTTCATTTCTGCAAATAATCTTGTTGCATATTCAAAAACTAATTTAGTTTCAGGAACTATTGTATGTTGATATACATTTAAATATCCATTAATTCTTTCTCTAACAATGTTCTTCCATTCTTTTACTTGACCATCTTTAAATTGATAATATCTATTAGGTCCTGGTGTCTTTCTTTTAATCATTTGACCTCCAGATAAATCACCTAAATGTCTAGCGTAAATATGACAATATAATTTTTGTGGATCTTCTTTAATACTATCAACGTGTTTACAATAATCAGCTGTACTTTGTGTTATAAGTGGTGGATTGTCGCTAGGCCATAATGTTTTTACATCATAGTGTATATGTTCAGCTCTTTGTAAACCTTCTGTATCTTTAAACAGACCGTTATCAATAGCATATCGTTCTACTGTAGAGTAGCAAATTAATTGATTGTATAGGAAAATTGCGTAGTGTTTTGGATCAATAAATCCAGACATTAAAGTTTTTACAAACTCTTGTCTTTCAGCGTTAGTGTGAACTTCTTTAGTTAATTCTTTTATGTCAAGCATATCATTATATCTCCATCTATACTATTTAGTATAGTTAACTATAACAAAGCAGAATTTAATTGATTAAGAGTATCTTCTCCAAGCTCTGATATATAATTGTGTTGTAGCGCCAGAATAACCACCGTATGTAGGAGAACCGTTGTCATCCATATTTTTAGACCAAGGTTCTATGTCCCAACCACTTGAGCAAGTTTGTACAATTCTTACAACTCCGTCTGGACCGCAAATTCTGTTATCGTCTTGGTTGTGATGTTGGTAATAAACTGTATCACCATTAACTCTCCAAGAACAAGTTAAACCGTGGTCATTTGCTTCAGTTGGAAAGATTGCCATATTCATATCTGCCCAACAGTCAAACGGACATATAAATTCATTGTTTGAAGTATTCCAACAGTTACCCCAAGAGTTACCGTCAAGATTTCCATTACCTGTTGAGTTTTGATATACTACCCAACCACCAGCAGTTAAATGTTCGTGGTTATAACCGTCTATGGTTTGGTTAGAATTCATATATCTTTTTTCCCAATAACTTTCTTTATGGTCAATTACTTGCCAAGCAGCACCAACTTTACATAATCTAACAAAGTCTGACTTAACAGTACCAGACCAAATCTCAGCACCAGAGTTATCTCCAGCGTCTTGATTAACCCTTACTTCGTGTTGTCCAACTCCAGATGTTACCGTTGTGTCTGCATTACAAAATATAGTTATAATAACATTACCAGTAACCGCTGCTAAACTAGGTAGAGTAATTACTCTATTTTCAGCATTTGCTGATGTACCTAAAATATATTCTGCATTACCATTAACGTCAGCAGCTGTGATTGTATAGTCAGCAGTTTTTGCTACTATAATGTTATTCTCTCCAGCACTACCAAATTCAAAACCTGTAGCAGTACTATCAATTTTTAATGCTTGTCCAGCAGTTCCTATTGCAAGGTTTCCGTCCCAAACAGTAGACTGTTTAGTTTGTAGATTCCAACTTGCGTGAACTGTTCCAGCAGTTGAAGGAGCATTTCCAGTTGAAGCTGTAATACAAATATACGTTCCTAATTTTCCTGCGTCATTGTAGTTGACTATATCATCTACTGCATAAGCAGTGGAATTGTCGTATGTGCCTCTCCACGTGGGTTTAATTGCTGCTAAATTGAGTGTTGCCATTGTTTTTCTCTATTCCTATTTATCTATTCTGGTTTTGTCGGCCATACTATATCGTCTATATTCGGATATGTAGCAGGCAAATCTCTTAAATTTTGTCTGTAAGTTGTCATATCTGCTGACAATGTATTATCAGATAAAGCAAGGTAATCTGTTTCTTGTAATAAAGCATTTCTAATTTGTCTTGCTTTAACCCAACTTGCTTTTCTGTATGCTTCATCTATTGTTGAATAATCTTTTTCTCCAGGATAAGGCATAACGTCTGTATCCCATTTAACTAATCTCCAAGTTTTTTCACCATCAGATTCAGTTCCATTAAATGCACCGTTTGCTTGTCCTATTTTTGCTAATCCAGCTGCCCAATCTTGGTGACTTAAACCGTGTGAGTTGCCTTTTACGTAATAATATTTTACTATATTAGCCATTATTTACCATCCTTTCTTAAACTTTTCAATTTCATTACTGGATGTCCGCCTTCAGGATCTGCACCCCAAGGAAAACTTTTAACTACTTTATCTACTCCATCAACTTTTACTGTTTTATGTGTGTAATAAATTCTATTAGCACTTCTAACTTGTTTCATCATATCATATAATTCTTTTAATAATGCTTCTTCACTAGAGTGGTCTTTAGTAACCTCATATTTAAGTTTCATTATAGTTCCTAAACCAGCGGGATTGTTAACATTATCTTTTTTAGCTTTTTCCCATTCTGCTTTTATGTCTGCAATATCTCTAGCCATTATGAATATCTCCTTGTTGCTCTTATATGCAATTGGCATACTTCTCCTGAACGACCACCATAAGTAGTACATCCATTATCGTCCATATTTTGGTTCCAAGGTTCTATATCCCAACCTGAAGTACAAGGTTGATAAATTCTTATGTATCCATCAGGACCAGAAACTCTTCCGTCTGAACTTCTTGATTGGTGTCTCCACATATCTTGTCCGTTAATTCTCCAAGAAGCAGTTAAACCGTGGTCACCAGCTTCACTTGGAAATGAAGATGATAAGTTTGCGTCTACCCAACAGTCAAATGGACAAATAAATTCGTTATTACCAGAGTTCCAACAGTTACCCCAATCGTTTCCATCAAGTGTCCACCGTTTGTAGAGTTTTGGTATACTACCCAACCACCAGCAGTTAAATGTTCGTGGTTATAACCATCTATGTATTGGTCTGAATTCATATAACGTCTTGAAAAAAACGTTTCTCTATTGT